GAAAAGACAGCTAGAGGGGTGCTGATTCACCCCTCTTCCTGGTTTTACAAATGCCTCTCAAACCCCGGGAGGCATTCGAAAGCCAAGACAACCGGAGCAACAGCCATGAATGAAGTACTCGTGCAGCAACTGCTGGCCAAGGCACGCAAGAGCCTGGCTGCCGGCGACAAGCTTCAAGCAACCGTGTGGCACAACCTGGCGAAGTCGGCCAAGGCCAGCGACCACCGCATCTGAGCAAAACCACAGATTTACTGATGCCGCTTCTATGAGGCGGTATTGGAAATCAACGGAGAGCAACACATGAAAGTCGATAACGAAGTAATGGCGCTGCTCAGCGCCTCGCGCACCGAAGATAACAAGCTGTTTATCACCGGCGGACAGCTCGACAAGAGCCTGTACCAGCGCCTCGACAAGACGCTGAAGGCCGCGGGCGGCAAGTGGAACACCAAGGCAAAAGCCCACCTGTTCGACGGTGACGCTGCCGACGCAATCGAAAACATCCTCATGACCGGTGAAGTCACCGTTCCGCAGGACTTTGGCTTCTTCCCAACCCCGCCGCACGTTGCAAAACAGGCTGCGGATCTGGCCATGATTGGTGACGGAATGATGGTGTTGGAGCCAAGCGCGGGTCGCGGCGCCCTGGCAGTGGCCGCCAATTCCGCAGCAGCAGGCGTAATGGTCGACATGCACGAGCTACTGCCGGACAACCATAAAGCGCTGATCGGACTGAAGCTGCCACTTTCGGGAGTTTCCGAGCCCGGCGACTTCCTGCAGGTCGAGCCGAAGCCCATCTATGATCGCGTGCTGATGAACCCGCCTTTCGACAAGAAGCGCAGCGACATTCACCACGTCGTTCATGCCCTGAAGTTCCTCAAGCCCGGCGGCCGACTGGTGGCGATCATGCCTTCTGGCGTGACCTTTCGCGACGACGCGCTGACCCGAGACTTTCGCGGGATCGTAGAGCAGCGCGGCGGGAGTATCGAAACCCTTCCAGAAGCTTCATTCAAGCAAGCCGGAACGATGGTCAACACCGTATTGGTGGTGATCCCGGCCGCAGCCTGACAACCAGCGCCATGACAGCCGGGAAAGACCGGCACCTACCCTTCCCAGCCTCTATTACATCAGCACTCCTCCCCCGCGCCCATCGGCAACCAGCGGGAGGCATGAGTGTTGCCGAATACAGGTGAACCAGCGAATGGAGAGAGTCATGACGACGATTTATTTGGTTTGGAATGAATCAGGCAGCGAGTGCGTGGGCTTCGATGATCGTGCTGATGCCGATTATGCGGCCACGGGTTTTGCATCGGGAAATGGCGGCGGCGTTTCAACTCTTGCCGAGGCATTCCGCGAGAACTACGCGGACGATGATCCAGACGCAGAGTTTGAAATTACCGAAATCGAAGCCTAACCCCAAACACTGGAGGTCGCCATGAGCGATTGGAAGGAAATTGCGAGTGCGCCGCGTGATGGCACCGAAATCATCCTGCGCAAAGGCGACCGCGTGACAGCGGGGGCCTGGATCGAGTGGAGCAAGTCAGAATCTACGTTCAACAGCCGAGGAGACTATCTCGGCCAAGAGGAATACGACTGTGGCGCGCACTGGTGCTCATGGGATGGCGGATTTTATGAAGACGACGAGCCAACCCACTGGCAACCACTCCCCGCACCTCCAACCGAGTAAGCCGACATGAGCAACTGGATCAAGTGCAGCGACAGGCTGCCCGAGCTCGCCTCGGACGATCCTGACTGTAGCGACAACGTTCTCGCCTACCAGATCTATTTCGGCCACCAGATGCTGCAAGCCTTCTACAGCCGAGACGACCAGCTCTGGTACGACCAGGGCGGCGATCAGCTCGACGGTGAAATTACACACTGGCAGCCACTCCCCGCACCACCCACCGAGTAACCCGCCACCCTGGAGGCACCCATGAACACTGCAATGCAGATATGCCAAACCCGGTATGACGCCATGCTGCCTCCTGAGCCGGTTGACTACGAAGAGCGGGACGCCGCCGAGGTGGTGAAGGTGTTGGCCGGTGAGTCTGACCTGGTGCCCTTCTTCGACAAGCGCGCGACCCGTACTCACGGCCATATCCCTGGCTTCGCGCTGAACGCAAGCGAGGCTATGGCCCAGGCCGCCGGGCATGAGTGTTTCGAGGTTCAGATGGCCCTAGCGGTGCTGGCCGGCAACTACGAGCTGGCCCGGTCAATCGCCGACAAGCGCTTCCTTCCTGTCCTGCAGGCCGAAGCCCTTCACATGGTCGCCAAAGCTCGGGCAGCCGGGCGGGTGGTATGGGCATGAGCCAGAACCATCAAACCGCCACGGACATGATCGAAGCGCGGCTTCAGGCTTTGATCGCCAAAAGCACCTGCTGCCTGCACGCCGAAACGGATATGGCTATCGAAATGGCCTACGCCCTGGGTGCCATCAGCCTGAAAGAACACCGCCACTACGTTGCTCGCCGCGTCCGGATTATGGAGCACGAGTACCAAGAATTCATGGCAAGGAGATCAGCATGAGCACCATGACCCTAGCATTCACCCACAAGTCCTGGCTTGGCGTTCTGTCGCTGGCCTACGACGCTGGAATCGAAAACGTCCACGCCTGGAGCTGCCGGGCCTGCCTCTGCGGTGAATGGACAGTCGCTTATGAGGTGAAAGCGTGACCTCCTACCAAAGAGCCAAGCGCTACTGCTTCTGGCGCGGGTCTGCCATCACGCTAACCCTCCTCTCTCTATTGATGCTGCTTGGCGCCCTCGCCGATCGCGTCACCCAGTAGGAACACAACATGAGCAAGCACACCCCAGGGCCGTGGACCAACCTTCCGCGGCATGAGTGCGTCCCAATCTGCCGCCAAGATGAAGCCGGCCTGTCAATCGGGTTCGTCCACTCCAGCGATCCAGAGCGAATCGCTGAAGGATTTGCCAACGCCAAGCTGATCGCCGCCGCGCCCGATCTTCTGGTCGCCGCACAAAGGACCGTAGATGCGCGGGCTGCATTCATTAATTCCTTCAATTACACGCCGGGCATTGGCGATATGGCCGAGGACATGGAGTTTCGCGAGCTACTTTCACTCCGCGCCGCCATCGCCAAAGCCACCCAATAACCCCCTTCACAGCGCCCCTCTCCGGTGGCGCGGAGAGATAGTCATGTCCGCAACCAACGTAGCCACAATAAAGCCCAAGAGCCTGCCTGCACGGATGGCCGAGCGTTTCGGCGTTGACCCTCAAGAAATGATGGCAACCCTCAAGGCCACAGCGTTCAAGGGCCAGGTCACCGACGCACAGATGCAGGCACTCATGATCGTTGCTGATCAGTACGGCCTGAACCCGTGGACCAAAGAGATCTACGCGTTCCCGGACAAAGGCGGAATTGTCCCGGTTGTCGGCGTTGATGGATGGGCCCGGATCATCAACGAGAACCCAGCCTTCGACGGCATGGAGTTCTCGATGGACAAGGACGGCACCGAGTGCACCTGCAAGATCTACCGCAAGGACCGTGGGCACGCGATTAGCACCACTGAGTACATGGCTGAGTGCAAGCGCGGCACACAGCCCTGGCAGTCCCACCCACGCCGCATGCTGCGCCACAAGGCAATGATCCAGTGCGCCCGACTGGCGTTCGGCTTTGCCGGCATCTACGACCAGGACGAGGCCGAGCGGATTGTCACCAACGACGCCCAGGCACCATCTGTAGACGCAGGCCCTGCCATCGAGACCATCCGTAACGCCCAGTCTATGGAAGAGCTACAAGCGGCCTTCACGGCTGCCTGGAAGGAACTTCCGACCGAGCGCGCCGCACTCACCAAGGCGAAGGACGAGCGCAAGAAAGAGCTGTCCGAGCCGGTCGAAGCAGAGTTTGAGGAGGTGCCAGATGCAACAGGGGAGTGATGAGTGGATTCGCGCCCGACTGGGCAAGGTCACAGCCAGCAAGGTCAAGGACGTGATGACCAAGGGTCGCGGCAAGGAGCCATCGGCCACGCGCCGCAACTACATGATGGACCTGCTCTGTGAGCGCCTGACGGGCAACCAGAGCGGTCCCGACCTTTCCCGCAACCCTGCGATAATACGCGGCATCGAGCGTGAGCCAGTGGCCCGCTCGGCATACGAGATCGACAAAGGGTTGATGATTCAGGAAGTCGGCTTGATCGCACATCCGGTTATTGCCGGGTTCGCAGCATCACCTGATGGCGTTGTCGGTACCGACGGCCTGATCGAGATCAAATGCCCGCATACGGCCACCCACATCTCAGTGA